GAGGCGCCGGACGAGATTGGTCCACCGTTCGGCGTCCATGCCTTCCATGCCGCGGCCCCAATGAACGTGTGACGGTTCGTATAGCCTCCGAGGAAGCCCCCTAGGTAGAGGTATCCGGTGTTGATGTCCGCCTTTACTCCGACGGCGCCGTTTGGATCCCATGCCGCAAGTTCCGAATACGTGTCCATCGCGTTTATGTCGGGAGAGGCCGAAGACACCAGTCGTGCGCCGGAGCTTTTCGCATCATTTGACGACAGGCTGTAGTCGCGCATGACGAGCGCCTGGAAGACACCTCGCATCTTGGCGTTGTCGGTTTTCGTGCTGCCGACTCGTACGAAGGCGCCTGGATCTGTGTTCGCGCGACGACCGCCATTGACGGTGAGCGTCGAGATCTCGCCCACCTCGGAATTCGTGGACTCGGCGGCGATGTATGGCTGCTGCGCCGCATCTGTCGCGTGGATGAACGAGATGCCGGCGCCGGTGATGTCGGCGGATCCTCCGATCGGCTTCTGTTTGAATCTCGGGCTCATCCACAGGCGAGATCCGGACGTGCCCGTCTGGAAGGTGCCGGTGAGCGTGTTACGGCCGCTGTTGCCATCGAGATGGACTGTTTCGACTCCGTTCGCGTCGCTCATGCTGAAGATTCCGGTGTCGAGGTTCCAGTAGCTTCTCGCGCCGCTGATGATGCCGGACCTCAGATACGTAGCGTTGACGTACAGCAGGCTGTTGCTCATGTAGAGGCCTTGGAGTTTGCCTCCGTCGGTGAGCTTGTCGAAGATGTACTGCTGTGTGAGCGCCTTCTCGAACGTGTTCACGTGCGACGTGGCGGTGTTGTCGGCATAGGCCTTTGCGGCTTCGAGCGTGCTGGTGTCTCCGTCGGCGGCCGCCTTCTTCGCCGCCTCGAGGGCAGCGTTCGCCTTGTTCGTCGCATCCGTGGAAGCGGCTTTCTTGGCGTTGGTCTCCGCGTCGTTCGCCTTCTTGGTCGCATCGGCGGCCGCAGCGGATTGCGCGGCGTTCGCCTTGCTTGTGGCGTCGGCCTTAGCCGAGGTGAGCGTGTCAGACCCGATTTCGTCGGCGTATTTCTTGGCAGCCGCCTCGGCTTCGGAGGTGAGCTGCTGCGCCGCCGTGGTGGTGGCTAGGTCACTCGCCTTGTTGCCGGCGATCGTGCTGGTTCCGGCCAGCCGGAATTCGCCGGTGGTCATATCCCAGTACTGCAGGCCCTTCTTGTCGGTCAGGATGCCAGCCTTGACGAGGTTCGCGTCCAAGACGCCGGACTTGACGTATGAGGCGTTGGCGAACAGGTTGCCGTTCTCCATGAACAGGCCCTGGATCTTGCCGTAGTTCGTGAGCCGGTCGAACACGTTCTTCTGGCCCAGAGACTCGTCCAAGGCATCGACGTATGCCTGCGCCGCCTTCTTCGCCGCCTCGAGGGCAGCGTTCGCCTTGTTCGTCGCATCCGTGGAAGCCGACGCGAGGGCGTCCTTCCTCGCCTCGTCGGCCTTGGACTGCGCGTAGTCCTTGGCCGCCGCGAGGTTGTCGAGATCCGTCTGGTCTGACTCACGCTTCATCTGGTCGGTGTACTTCTTCGCCTCGGCGAGCGCTGCCGCCGATGAGTCTCCGGCGATCGCGTCGACCGTCTTGCCGCCGACCGTCGTTCGGGCGGAGAGTTTGAAGTCGCCGGTGTCGAGGTTCCAGCTGTTGTAGCCGGCGGCGTCGGAGAGCAGGCCTGTGTAGATCGCGTCGGCGAAGAGTCCTTTGCCGTTCGCGAGGCTGCGCCAGTTCCAATCGCCGTTCGCTTTCCTCGAGCTTGCGCAGCGCCAGTATCCGCCGCCGATCTGAATGACCTGCGTGGGGTCCTGGTCGATCGGCTTGTCGTACACGTAGATGCCCTGGTTGGGTGTCTGGTAGACGTATCCGCCGGTCTCGTTCATGATCTGGTTGATGCGGTCGATCAGGTCGGCGATGTAGACGCCTTTGCCTCCGGCCGCGTCGCTCCATGCGCCGCTGGAATTGATGAGCTTGTCGAGCTGCTGTTTCTGCGCGGCCATGCGCTGCGTGTACGACTGCGTGATGCTGCCGAGTGTGAGCGTGGTGTCGGCGAGTGTGCCGATCAGGTCCTCTTCGATTTTGAGCACCCGGCCCTCGAGGCGGAGCGTCGGTGTGAAGGCCGAGTCGATGATCTGCACGCTGTCCCCGACGTCGACGCCTTCCGGGTCGAAGCCGGCTCGGCCGAGTGCGGCCACTGTGGCCGTGTAGCTGACAGATGGCTTGCAGGTCTTTGCGAGGTATGCCTTGCCGGCGGCGAGCAGCTTGGCGGGGTCGTCGATGTCGCCGTTCTCGTAGACGCCTTCCGAAGGCATGGTCTTGCCGTCCGGTCCGGCGATGCCCCACTGCGCGAGCGTGGACGCGTCGGCGTCGATGTACGGTTTGCCGTCGTTGACGTCGCCGATGCCGATCTTGCGGCTGTATCCTCCTGTGGCTTCGCCGTTCCCGTCGGTCTGTTCCACGCCTTTGCCCCAGCACCACAGTCTGGTGATGACGTTGTCGCTGTCGACGGTCCTTTTGATGGCCGGGAGGTCCTTGCGGTATTCGAACCGTCGCGTGCTCTCCGGGTCGCCGCGCTGTTCGAACAGGTCGATGTAGCGTGCCTTGACGGTGGATCCGTCCACCTCGATGCGGGTCTGCAGTTCGAGGCCGAAGGTGTCGCAGATGTCCTGGAGCGCGTCGGAGACGAATTCGTGGTAGAAGGCGAGGTCGGCTTGATGCGTGGTGAGGCCGGCCTGCACGGTTCCGACCTTCCATTTGGTCCCGTCGAGCGCCTTCGCGAGGCATGCCTCGGCTGTAGCGTCCCTGTTGCGTCGGTCTTCGATGTAGACCTTGGAGAGCTCGCAGACTGATCCGCTGCAGTATGCGGTGGTGATCGGCCGGCCGATGGATCGTTCGGTCTCCGGATACCGGCAGAGGTATTCCGCCCAGCGGCCCATGGAGTCGCGGAACATGATCCGTTCGTCCTTGTTGATCTCGCCGATGACGGTGATGTCGAGCGTGTCGGTGCCGTCGGTGCCGCGCGTGCGTTTCGCGTCGATGACCGATTGGATGTCGCCGAGCGGATTGCCCCACCTGTCGAAGAGTATGAATCGCATGATGGCCTTTTCAGATGAGTGTGAGTGGTTCGTATTCGAGCGAGCCGGAGCAGTTGGCGAGCGTGAGCGTCTGCATTCCGGGCAGCAGTGGGAAGTAGTCGCTTTCCAACGTCGGCGCCTTGAGGTTGCCGTTGATCCTGCATTCGCGGCTGTCCGGGTCGGTCGAGATGGTGATGGATCCGGTGAGCGTCTGGCCGGTCGCCACGAGTTCGATCGCGTGGCCGCGTCCGTCTTCGACGCGCACGCTTTTCGCTTCATTCGTTGGCGTGAGAGTGAATGTGGGCCATGCCGGACGGTTGCCGCGCACGTGGATGCGGTTGACTCCGTTGCGGAGCGCTGCCTTCCTCGTGTGAGCGTACAGGCATGGCATGGCGGACATTGAGACTTCGACCGTGGAGACCTGCAGCATTCCGCCGTGAGTGACGATGTCGGACCATTCACCAACCGACAGTCTGCCACGCCATTCTCCGGGCATGCCGCGCCATGAGAGCGTGGTGTTTTTGCCGTTCAGCGCGCCCAGCCACGATTTGGCGGCGAAGATGTCGTCCTCGCCGCCTGCCGTGTAGAGGCTTGCCGTGATGGTCCGCATGCCGGAGTAGGCGGCGCCGGTCTCATCCTCGAGCGTCACATCGAGCACGCCGTTGCGGCCGTGGATCAATTCGGTCGAGATTGACGGGTCGCTTTTTCCGACCGTGATCCCGTCCTTGCCGACGCCGAGCATCACCCTTTCGAGTGGCGTCCCGTCGAGTCTGACGTCATCGACGGATGGCGTCGGCATGTGGAGTGTGGAGAGCATTTGTCACCTTCCGAGATTCGCGCGTTTTTCGAATTCGTCGGCCATCGGCTTAGCGAGCTTGCCGGCCATGACCTCGCCTCCGCGATCGTTGAGATGGAGCGTGACGCCGTCTCCCCACACCTCGCGGAGTGCTTCGAGCATGTCCTGCTTGGAGAGCTGCTGTCCGCGCGATGCGAGCTGCATCTCGTCGTCGTAGGCGAGCTGGTAGGTTCCACGAGCGGTCACGTTGACGCCCGTATCCGTCTTCGACGGGTCGATCTCGTCGTATAGGGAGCTCATGGCGTCGTGCACGGTCTGCTGTCCGCGTTCGATGCCGAGGCCCATGCCCTTCGCGATGTTCTGGCCGATTTCGTCCCTGAACACTCGTGATGGGGAGTGGATGCCGAGCACGCTCTTGGCCCAGCCGACGACGCTGCTGCCAAGGTTCATGATGGTCCTCCTGAGCCATCCGAACGCTCCGCCGATGCCGTTGATGAGGCCTTGGACGATATTGCGGCCGGCGCCGTAGAGCCATCCTCCAGCTCCGGAGAGCGCTCCGGTGACGAGGCCGTAGATTCGGCCGACCTGTCCGCCGATGCGTCCGATGGCCCCGCCGACCACGTTGACCATGCCGTTCCAGATGCCGCTGAGGAAGCCGCTGATGCCGTTCCAGACGCTGTTCCACACGCCTCTGATCGCGTTGAGCACGCTGCTGATCGTGTTGCGGACCGCGTTGATCCGGTTCGACACGGCGTTGACCATGCCGTTCCAGACGTTGGAAAGGAAGCCGCTGATCGCGTTCCAGATTCCGTTCCACCATGACGAGACGGCCGAGCAGACGGATCTGATGACGTTGCTTACCGCGTTGACCTTCTGAGTGACAGCGGAGACGATGGTGTTCCAGATGTTGGAGAAGAACGTGCTTATCGCCGTCCAGACGCTGTTCCACCATGTGCTGATCGCGTTGAGCGCGTTGCCGATGGTCGTTTTTACGCCTTCGATGACCGGCGCGAGGAAGGAGACGATGCCGTTCCACGTGTCGGCGAAGAAGCCTTTGATGGCATTCCATGCGCCCTGCCAGTCGCCTTTGATGAGGTCGAGGATGGCGACGATTATCGTGCGCACGTAGTTGATGACGGTCTGCACTACCGTGCCGATGGCCGTCCAGACTCCGTTGACGATGTTGTAGATGCCCATCCAGACGGTTTGCATGACTCCGCTGGTCGAGTTCATCTGGCCCGAGATGAAGTCGAGGATCCATGTGAACACGGTGTTGATGCCGAACTGGATGAGTTTGATCGGCGCGAGGATGACGGCGCCGATGATTGTCCAGGCGGTAGCCATTGCGTTCTGGATCATCTGGCTTACGGACGTGAAGATTCCGGCGATGGCGTTCCATGCCGTCTGCACTCCAGTGGAGATGCCGTTCCATAGGCCGGCGAAGAAGCCGGTCACGCCGTTCCAGGCGGATTGCACGCCGGACACGATGCTGTTCCACAGGTTGGTGAAGAACGACGTGACCGAGCTCCATGCGGACTGCACGGACTGCACGGCGTCCTGGAACACTTGGACTATGCCGTCCCACAGTCCGATGAAGAACGTGCTGACGGCCTGCCATGCCTGCTGCAGCCATGAGATGAACGACGACCACATCTGCCGTCCGAGTTCCGTCTTGGTGAAGAAGAGCACGAGCGCTGTGATGAGTGCCGTGATGGCGATGACGACGAGCGCGATCGGGTTGGCGCTCATGACGGCGTTGAAGGCGCCCTGCACCGCGGTGGCTGCGGTGGTGGTGGCGTTCCATGCGGCCTGCGCGGACTTGACGATGTTGAGGTTCGATGCGACGTGTTTCAGCGTCGCGCCGAGACCGCCCATCTCGTTGATGAATTCGACGGTCTTGGATATGCCGCTGGCCGCGCCTCCGACCGCCTGCGCGGCCTTCGCGATGCCCTGCAGGCCGGCGGTTATCGCCTGATAGCCCTTGACGGCGAGCATTGCCGCGCCGATGAGTTTGATGGCCGTGACGACCTTGTCGGCGTGGTTGGCCGCCCAGTTCGCGACTTCGTCCAGCGCCCTGATTACCGGTTTGATGGCTTCGGCAACGGCCTTGAACGCGTTGCCGACTGCGGTTCCGAAGTCGCTGGCGTCCTTTCCGTGCGTTGCGAGTTCGGCGAACTTGGCGATGATGCGGCCGATCGCCGTCACGACGTCGCGCACGAGTCCGACGACCGTGTTGAAGATCTCGATCCACGCCTCGAACGCTCCGGTCGCGGCGAACGCCTGCACGAATCGGCCGACGGCCTTGATGGCCTCGCCTATGATCGCGAGCAGGTTCGATATGCCGTTGATCGCGATGGTCATTGCGTTGGCGATCGCCCACGTGAACCGTTCGAACACGTCGGATGGGATGAGATTCTTCCAATCGACCGACTGGAACGCCTTCACGACACCCGCCCAGGCGTCCTGGAGCTTCTGGAAGCTTCCGGTGCTTTCGACGTCCTTGTACAGGCTGATGAGCCAGTTCTTGGCGACGGTTACGGCTGCCGCCGCAGCGTCGCCGATCTTGCCGAACTGCGAGCTGAACGCGTTGATGGCTCCGCTGATGTTGGAGACGCCGACAGCTTCGATGACCTTCTGCACGGCCTTCGAGATACGGTTGTGCACGTTCTCGATGGCGGTGCCGATGCCCTGCGTGGCGTCCTTGGCCTGCTGCGCGAAGCTGGCGTATTGGCCGAAACCATTTTTGTCGAGGTCGACGATCGCCTTGTTGAAGTCGTCGAAGGAGACCGTGCCCTTCTTCATGGCCTCATACAAATCATTGCCGTTCTTTCCAGCTCCAAGCAGCGCCTCGGCCACCTGGTTGAGCTGTCCCGGCATTGCCGCCTGGATGGAGCGCCATGCCTGCATGTCCACCGTGCCGGCTGAGAGCATCTGCGTGTACTGGGTCAGAGCGTTCTCCTGCTCCATGGTCGACGCGCCGCCGGCGAGCATCGCGTCGTTCAACGCGAGGCTGATCGTGGTCGCCTCGTCAAGGCTCGAGGTCAAAGGGGCCAGCTGCTGGACCATGCCGCTCATGACGGCGCTTGACGTCGGCAGGCCGTCCAACGCCTTGCCGATCTTCTTGATGCTGTTCGACGCATCCTCGGACGAATAGCCAAGGTTCGCCATGACTTTCGGGAAGTTGTTCATCTGGTCGGCGCGCGAGACGGCGCTGCCGATGCTGCTCGAAATGGCGCTCATGGCCTTCTGCGTCACCTGCGCGGCGGCGCCCACGATGGCGCCGACGCCGAGCAGTCCCTTGGAGAAGCCGTGTCCAGCTTCGGATCCGAGTTTCGTTCCGACCTGGTCGCCGACGCCGGAGATCTGCTTATTAAGCTTTCCGGTGATCCCCTCCATGCTGGGGACGACGTTGATCCAGGCGTCCATGATGGTCACTCCGGCCATCGTTCCTCACAAACCGCCGAGTCCTGAGGTTTAAGTTTTTCTGATTTCGTATCTTGGCCGCTTGAGGTATTCGCGCATCTCGTCGACGCTCATCGGCTGGATGTCCGTGAAACGTCCGCTGTTCGAGTCCTTGCGCTTTCCCGGCGTCGGCAGCGGTTCCGGCCGATGCCGCTTGTGCTGCGCGTCCTTGGTCTTGGACCACGCGAGCCAGCGGAGGGAGTATTCCATGGACCACAGCATGTAGTCTTGGTGCGTCCATTTCGCCGCCGGGTCGATCTCTCCGGCGAGCGCGGATCCTTCGGGCGCGTGGGCGCAGAGGATGTAGAGATCGTTGAATGACAGGCCGTGGCCGAGCATGCGCAGTCGCAGGCCGTGCTCGATGAGCAGCAGTTCCACTGCGTCGCGATGCTCGGCGATGAGCCAGCAGACGGCCGCTATTCTTTTGGGCCGTCTTCCACGCCGCTTTCCTTGGTCCACCCCTTGAGCAGCTGTTCGATCTGCTTGGCGTGGAGGTTGTCGATCAGCGGGTGCGCCTCTTCTGGGAAGAGGTCGTAGACGAAGCCGAAGTCTCCACGTTGGGCGGCTGACATCTGTTTGATGGTCAGCGTTTCCGCGTTCGGGATGCTCCACCGTTTCTTGCTGCCGGGGAGGATGACTTCGATGGTATCGCCGGACGGTTCGTAGTCCTGGATGATGATCGCCATTGATGAGCCTTTCAGGTTTTTGCCGTGGTCCTTGTGTGGATGATGGCCGTGCGGCGGGGACTCGGCTTTTGTGCCGCCGCACGGCCGGTCTTGGTGCGACTCCGGCCGGGCCTCAGTGGCTTTAGCTGTGGACGGCGACGGAGACGGCGCTGATGTACTCGTAGGCCGTGTTGCCGTCGGCGTCGGGAAGCGCGGCGAGTTCGATGGAGTAGTTGATGGCGTCCCCGTCCTTGTATTCGACGTCGTCGAGGTTGGTGACGACTGCGGATGGCACGACGATTCGCTTGATGCGGTTGCCGGTCATGGCGATCTCGAACACGAAGGTGAACTGGTCGTTGCCCTTGGCGTTGTGTTTGACGGAGATGACGCCACTGTTGTCGGTGACGTTGTCGGCGCCGTAGACGACCTTGAGCGTGTCGAGTGTGGTCTCGAGCATCGCGAACTTGAAGCTTTCCGTCTGGGAGGTGAGCACGCTCAGCACGCGGTCGCCGCCCCATGCGGTCACGTCGGTGAAGTTCTTGTCGATGGTGTCGGTCAGGCCGTCGTCGGACAGGTATCCCAAGTCGGTGAAGGTGCTTGCCAGGCTGGTTGTGGCGTCTTTGGGCAGCGTGCCGCCGGACTTGGCGTACCATGCGCCGCCGGCCACCCTTCCGTCACCCCCGTGCGGCTTGCCGACGGAGACCATCTGCGAGTTTGGTTTGCTCATGTGGTTCCTTTCATTCGTGCACCGCGAGCTGCGCGGTGATCTGGTAGCGTGGCGTCTTCTCGTCGAGCGGATAGTTGGTCACACCCGAGATGTCGACGGCCGCGATTTCAGCGAGGCCGGTGAGGTTGGTCGGATCCGTGAGGCGCATGAGCGCCATGCGGGTCGTTTCGGCCAGTTTCATGGCCTCGCTTCTGGTGGGCGCATAGATCTGCACTGCGATGAGCGGCCGGTCGATGATCCGGCCGCTGGAGCCGCCTACGCGTTCCACGGTGATGAATCGCGTCGGACGCGACTCGGGGACGTCGCCGTATGCGGCAAGGCCTGCGGCCTTGATCCCTTCGTCCGCGTTGAGGCGCTTGATGACTGCTGTTTCGACCATGGACATCGTGGTGTTCCTTTCAGTCAGCTGATCGATTTGAGCAGTGTGTTGTGCCGTGCGTTGTCCTTCGCGGACTCGTATGTGCCCGTGTAGACGGCGCCGTGCGCTCGGTCTGTCTTGATGACGCTTGACTCGTATCCGCCTCCGCTTGACGCGTTGGCGCGTGCCTGGATCTCTTCACATTTGCGGCGCACGAGGCTGTTCATCTCGGCGCTGTTGAGGATCGCCAGCACGCCGTCCTTGCGCAGTTGGGTGCGGATCCTAGCCATCGCGTTCCTCCGTTTCGACCTTGAGGTTCCATCTGGTCGGTCTGATGCCTCCGGCTATCGGTCTTGGGTCGCCGATGACGTGCAGAGGCTTGTCGATGCCGCTGATTTCGACCGTCGCCCCGCGCAGTCCACCAAACGTGTAGGTCCGGGGGAAGTAGAGCACGTAGGCGACGGTGATGCCGTCCGGTCTGGTCGCGTCGGATGCGTCGGACTGGTTTCCCGGTTCGACGAGGACGTTCTCGACGGTTTCCGTGCGGGTCGATGTGATTTCGTTGTTCAGGTCGTCGGTGTCGCCGGTGTGGACGATGCGGTGGACGATGACGGTTTCGCCGTGCATGCTCATGGGAGTACCGCCGCGCCGGTGGCGAGGTCCACGGACCACATGGTCTGTCTGCCTTTGAGCAGGCGCCGTTTCTGCGCCGATGTGAGGTAGAGGCGGCCGGACGGGTTCGCGTACTGGTAGGTCTGGCTGAAGCTGCCGGCGGTCTCGGTCGATTGGCTCACGCCGATCGCGTCGTCGGACTGGCTCAGCACGTCCTTGACCATCTCGCACGCGATGATCTTGCGTGTGAGCGGGCTCGTCTCGCGCCATCTTGGGCATTCGTCGCGAATGATCTGCGACGCGTCGGAGAGCAGCGTGTCGGCGAGCTTGCGGTCTTCGCTCGGCATTTCGCCGAACGCCCTCCATCTCTGTTCGAGGTCGGAGGACGTGGCGAACGGCTCGGTCTCCCAGTCGGGTTCTTCACCGTCCGCCATGCGATCACTTGCCCTTCGTCTTGGATGCGGCCTTGGAGCCCGCTTCGGCGTCGTCGGCGGAGGCGTCGTCGGCGGAGGCGTCGTCGGCGGTGACCACCGGGGTGCCGGAATCCTCGAGGCTCGCCGCGACCGCGGAGGCCGGCGCGAGCACGTAGGCCGGGAAGCGCTTGGAAGCGTCGGACTGGACGTCGTTGATCGGGTTGGCGATCTGGAAACCGACGCGGAAGGTGACGCGCATCGCCACGCAGTCCTGCTGGGCGAGGTTGAGGATCACCTTGCCGTTGTCGTCGGTGATGACGGCCTGGTCGAGCATCTTGAAGGTGATGTCCTGACGGAGGCCGACCACGAAGTTGCTCCAGTCGGCGCCGATGAGCATGGCTTTCTTCGGATCCCATGCGCCGTTGTTGACCTCGTTGAGCGGGAAGCCGTAGAGGGTGCTCGGCGCTTCGGCCGAGAGGCTGGGCGTGTAGATCGGGGTGCCGTTGGTGTTGCGCAGGCCGACGAGCTGCCAGCGCAGGCCGGGCTGTGCGGCGAAGCCGTTCATCGCGAAGCCCTGCTCCGCAAGCTTCTGGCCCATGGTGGCGACGTCGGCCGCGAGGTCCTTGCCGGCGGTGATCGTGTTCTTCTTGGCGGTCGCCTGCGTGACGATTCCTTCGGGGAAGCTTGCCGGCTTGTCGGTGCCGAAGAGCGCGGCCTGATCGACCTTGAGGCCGATGGCGGCGGTCAGACGGGGCATGACCTCGGGCCAGAGCGGGATGCCGGCGTCGTCGAGAACGGCTTCGGGGATCGGGACGATCGCGGCGAGTTCCTCCGCCGTGATGGTGAGGCCGCTCCACTTCATCTTGGTGGTCTGCTTGAGGCCGGTTTCTCCGCCGACCCAGTAGGCGATCGGCTTGGAGTCGAGCACGGGCTGGGTGCGGGTCTTGGTGCTCATGCGCACGGTGCGCGCACGGCTCATGATGACGGACTGCTTCGGTGCATCCTGGATGATCTGTGTCGCGTATTCGACCGGGATGAGTCCGTTGCCGGAGCCGAGGTCGGTGGATCCGATCATCTGGTTGACGGTTGACGCCATTTTGTTTTCCTTTCGTTGTTAGTGGCGCGAGTTTTGGATCGCATCTCGCAGCCAGTCGCCTTTGACATTGCGCTCGTCGGGATTCTTGTTGCCGCCGGGCACGTTGATCTTCGGCTTCTTGATCGCCGCGATGTACTGTTTGAGGGCCTTGGCGTGGTCGTCGATCTGCTTTTCGTCGGATCCTTGGATGAGGTCCGCCGGCACGTCGTACTTCTTGGCGGCCTCCGCCTTCCATTTGCTGATGGACTCGGCGCGCTCGTAGCCGTCGACCTTGGCCTGCAGGGCGTCGATGCGTTCCTGGTCGGTCATCTGCGACTGCTTGATCGAGTCGAATTCCTTCGCCTTCTGGTAATTGGTCTTGGCGTTCTTCTCCCACTTGCGGCTTTCGGCCGTGACCTTCTCGAGGTCCGCCTGCGACTGCTCGTAGAGCGCCTTGTAGTCCAGTTCCCCGCCTTCGGTGCCGTGCGGCTCCGTTGCGTCCGTCGCGTTCTGTTCGGCGTCGGTGGAATTGGATGCTTCTTCGGCCATGTGGCCCTCCCTTTCTTGTTGCGCCGTCCATCGGCCGTGCGGCTTCGGACGGTAAAAAAGGCGGCCGTGCGGTCGCCTTGGAAAATCTGTTTCGGTTTCGGTCAGTCGCCCTTGACGCCGTCGCGCACGGAGCCCGGGCACGTCCTGCGGATGAGGAACGCGAGAGCGTGTGGGTCGTACATGCTGTCGGTCTTGATGCCGGCGGCTTTCATCTGTTCGCGCCATTCCTCGGGGATGTTGCCGCTTGCGATCATGTCGCGCGCTTCGGCGTACTGGTCGTAGAGGCGGTCCGGGTCGTAGCCTTTGATGATCGATTCGTCCGCGTCCCATGAGGCGATCGCCTCGCAGTCGCAGTCGTTGTGGTATTTGTCGATGCTGCCGTGCGCGAACGTGGCCGTGTCCTCGCTGCGGTATACGAAGCCCTGCGAGCAGAGCACTAGGCAGAAGGCGCAGGTTTTGGCGCCTCGGGGCACGCGCGCCCAATGTGGTTTCGATGGGTCGCGTATGACGTTGTTGGCGATGGTCTGGCGGCCGGAGTAGTGGACCCAGCGTGTGATCGCCTGTTCGAGCCATGAGGCGAGCTGCTGCGGGTCGGATGAGAGCAGTGAGGATTGTGATTGCATGGCGGCACGTATGGCCTCGTCTCGGAAGCTGTCGGCTGTGATCGCGCGATAGCTTTCCTCGCTGTCGGACGGCCCGTATTCGGCGCGCTGCCGCTCATACCATTCGGCGGCTGCGGCGGCCGCCACGTCGCCGTATTTGGCGACGAGGCGCGGGACCGCGTCGAGCAGGAGATCAAGCTGCCATTCAGCGTTCAGATCCTGAGCCGTTGTCCACAGGCTTCTCATCTCCCTGATCGCCATCCTGACCGCCTGCTGCTGCGCGAGGCTGAGTGTTTCCACGTCCTGCCGTGTCGTCATCAGTGTTCACCTCGGTTTCCTGCCGTTGTGTGGCGGTCTTGGTGAGCGAGTCGAGCACGCTGCGGGCGTCCGCCTTGCGTTTGCTTGCGAGCAGGCGCGTGATCTTCGCGTCGTCGTAGCCCAGTTCCTCGAGGATCACGTCGCATTCGGCGAGCCATGGGATGGCCTTCACCTGCTTGAGGATCGCGTCCGCGCGGCTCGCGCGGCTGGGGCGTTCCGGATCGCGCCAGTTGACGTCGAGCGCAGCGAGCTGCTTCTCGTCGATGTTGTCGCCGTTCTTGAGCAGCGCGATGTCCCTCGCCATCCTGCGCAGCTGCACGCCGAACGCGTCGCACGTGTTCTTGGCCTCGATGACGAGGTCGCTTTCGCCGGCCGCGATGGCGTCGGCGCTGCTTGGGCCGCTGTCGGTCATGACGCCGAGTTTCGCCATCGGGATGTCGGTCGCGCCGCTCATTCGTGCGGCGAGCACGCGTAGCTGGTCGCTGTGCGGCTGCATGGTCATCTGCGACAGCTGCTGGATCGTCGGTTTCACGCCGTCCTCGTCGGCGTTGATGACGAGCAGGTGGCTGATTGCCGCCTCCCATCCCGTGATGGGGTTGCCATCCTTGTCGACCGGAGGCTCGGCGCCGATGAGGGCGGCGCGTGGCGCGCTGTAAAATTCTGCGCCGATGTCCATGCGGAGCATGGTTCGTGCGGCCTGATCGGTGATGCTCATCACCTCGCGGTTGATGCGGGAGCGTCCGAAGGGCCTGTCGAGGTCGCTGTGGTAGGCGAGTAGCCAGACCGGCACGTGGTCCAGTCCGGTCGGCATTGGGTCGGATGCGACGTATCCGGCGTCGGTGCGCAGGATGCGGATGTTGTATCCGGGCTCGTAGAGCATCACGTCGGTCGGGATCATGATGCCCTGTTCGGCCTGCGCGTCGTCGATGTCCTGCACGACCATCGCGGCCCTGAGCGAGCGCGTCGCCATGTTCCAGATTCCGGTCGCGTAGAGCGCGCTGCGGAAGGTGATGACCACCTCGGGTTCGCCGATCGACGTGTCACCGGACCGGAGGCACACGAAGGAGCATGAGTGTTTGAGCGCGCTGCGGATCGCCTTCGGCAGTTCCACAGCGAAGTCGTTGGCCTCTAACACCTCGTCGAGTCCGAAAGGATCGCGGTCGTCTCCGGTGCTAACGAAGCCGTCGAAGACGACACGGTTGGCGAGCGCGTCGACCGCCTTGGCGGGCCATCCTACGACCTCGTCGACCTTGGAGAGCGTTGGCGGCACCGCGATGCCGAGGTTCTTCAGATTCTGGCGACCGTCGTAGTATCTGCTCCGCAGTTGGTTCCGGTCGAGCTTGTTCTGCCATTTCTGGAGCATGACGTCGATGTCCACCATGCATTCCTCCGGCAGTCCGCTAGGCCGGATCTGCTGGAGTTGTGGTGTGATCTCGTCGCTGCTCATAATGCCACCGCCTTAGCGTGCCTTCCTGGATTGCGTTTCGACGTGCGCGCCGCCCAGTACGCGATCGCCACGGCCTCGACCGGCGTGACGTCCACGTTTTCCGAGCTTGACTCGTATCCGAAGCCTCCGTTGTTTCCGATTTCCCTGTGCAGCGCGTGTCCGACGCCTTCGTCGAGGGCCGGCTGCCCGTATTGCGTGAGCAGATGCGAGTTGATGCCCTGCTCGAACATCGCCACGGCGTCCTGCATCTGTCCGGCGCCTACCGTCCAGATGACCCGCTTGGATACCTTGCGGTCGATGAGTTTGTTGATGAGGTCACTTGTTCCGACGCGGCCGTCGACGACGATCGCGAGGCTTTCGCGCCATCTCGTCGCGCCCTGCGCGTTCTCGCCGGCCATCCAGTCGGCGATCCAGTCCGTTCCAGAGCTCATGGTCTTGTATTCGATGAGTTCCACGTGCGGTTTGAGTTCGGATCCCTTCGGCGGCTTCCGGCATGCGGCGAGCGATACGTGGCGCCCGTCCGAGCTGAATTTGACGCAGAACGCCGCGTAGCCTTCCGTCGCCGGTGTCGTGGTGCGGCATGCGGCCCAGTTCTTGAGGTCGATGTCGCTTGACCTGTCGGCCGTCTCGTCCCACCAGCCAAGGCGTTCGCGGGCGAAGCCGTCCGGGCTGAATTTCTTGACTTCCGATTCGATGACGCTTGGCAGCAAGCGGATGCCGAGGCTTGGATTGGTTGCCTCCCACCGTTTGCGGTCCTCGACGTCTCCGATTTCCTTGACACCCCATTCAAACCAGCAGAGGCGGCGGCTTTTGCCGCTGTGGGCCTCTTTGCGGAGTCGTGCGAACACGGTTCCGGGCGATGTTGGCGGTGTCGGCGTTCCGGCGTAGATGGTCATCGGGTTTCCGGACGGAGCGGATGAGATGGCCGGCTGCATGGCCTCCATCTGCTCGTCGGTCAGCTCCTGCGCCTCGTCGCAGACGATGACGTCGACGGTGAAGCCACGGCCGGACGACTTGGAGCGTGCGATGAATTCGATGCTGCCGCCGTTCGTGAGGCAGATGGCCTCCTGGCCGTTGGTGCTTCGGATTGATTGGACGATGGCGGCGAGTTCCGGATATTTACGCGCGTTTTCGAAGTAGTGTTTCATGCGCATGAAGTGCTTGCGGCACGTCTTGACCTCGTGCGCGGTGTGGAGGATCTTGAGGCCGAGGATCGCGGCCATGTACAGTTCGCAGAATTCGAGGATGCCGTTCTTGCCGTTCTGGCGTGGGACGCTGATGCCGACGTCTCCGGCCGCCCATTTGCCGCTCTTGAGGGTCGCGAGCCATCCTTCCATGACTTTGCGCTGCCATGGATCCGGAGGCATGTCGTATCCGGCGGCGAGGTCGCATGCGAGTGGCCCTTCCGAGCCGGAGTGCCGTGGGATGGCGGAGAAGCTAGGCTCTTGCACGCCTTTGAGTTTTCTTGCCACTCTGCATCTCCAGTCTTCGTTGCGCGATCATGTCGAGGGGCGTCGCCTTGTGCTCTTCCTGCGGTTCGTCGTCCGTCTTGATGGCGGTCTTGCGCGCCGCGGGCGTGATGCGGTAGGCGGCCTCCCTTGTCCGGAGTTCGCCGAGCAGCGTGAAGTCGCCGTTGCCCCAGACGGCGGCGTGCACGAGAGCGGTGGTCATGAGGTATTCCCAATCGCTTTCCGTCCATTGGTCGGCACCCGGAGTCGATGGCAGTGCCTTCCACCATCGTTTCGTCTGTTCGGGCCATTCGACCTCTGCCGGAAGGTCGGGTTGTTCGACCGTCATCGTGCCGCCTCCGTTTCACATCAGGAACCGCTCGTGCGGCTCGCGCTGCGGGATCTCGCCTGGCGGGTGAAGTCGAACTCGCCCTGCACGTAGTTGCTCATGTTCCCCTCCAATGGAAAAGGCCGCCACTATGGACGGCCATGGTCTGAATCGCTTCGGAAAATCAGGATCCGCTGGTGCGGCCGCCCGAGGCGGACGTGGAGCGTCGGCTGAGCGCGTTCCTCACGCGTCCCGCCACGTTCCGTACGGCGGTGCCGATTCGGCTGAGCGCATTGCGCATGTTTCACCTCCAATCAGATCGAGGCGCCGAATTTTCTGGCGACGGCGACGCCATCCATGTATTTGTCGCCAAGTTTCGTAAGCCCATGCGCGCACAGGAACGCGTCCTTCGCGTCCCTGTCTGCGAAGGCGAGCACGAACCAATGTTCGCTGTCGGTCGGGTCGGCTGGCCTTTCCGGAGCGCGCGCCTTCATGAGGCATTCATGCAGGATCGAGAGCTCGAGGAAGCAGTCGGCCTCGAGGTCGCCCGTGTAGGTGACGTCGGCGAGTGGGTCCTTGGTTTTCTCCGCGCCGAAACGCAATCCGCCGAAGCTCACTCCGCCGCCGAACGCGACTGACGACGCCTCGCCGAGTCCGTCGAGCGAGCCGACGACATCTGCCGCGTTGAGGATCGCATGGTCCTCGCCGAAGCCGAAGGCTTCATGCCATCGGCCGATATACTCGGCGCTGGGGAAGCAGAGGCAGATCCAGAATTCGCTGTCGGTCGCAGCGACGAAGCGCTTGCGCTCGGCCTTCGCCCTCGCTCGGTATGCCTCGGCCTCGCGCCTCTCCGGCTCGGTCATGCCATCCATGCCGGCCGGCTTCTTGGCCTTCTTGCGGCCGAAGCCCACGCCGCCGCCGAAATTCAAGTTCTTAGCGGACATGATCGGCCTCCAGGAGCGGGAACCAGCTGCGCAATACCTCGAAGTCTTCGGGGTCGCGCTGTTTGAGCACTTCCGTGAAACGCCTGTCGATGCCGTCGAAGGACCTGCCGAACCATTCGTAGTCGACCGGCAGCTTGAGGCCATGGGATTCGATGCAGTCCATGACCTCGCCCTTGAGCCAGTCGCCTATCGGGCTGACCTTGCGCGAGGAATGGCGCCAATATCCGTAGCGGACGAAAGCGCCGCGGCGCTGGATGCTGTCGGCGGCGCGGACGCCATCGGCGCACCATGTGCCCTTCGGCAGTCCGAGGTGGTCGCGGATCAGGTCCCACGTCTGCTCGTATGTGGGTGTGGGCAGCTGCGCCGCCTCGATGTACCGGAGTCTCTCCGGAGCCTGGTAGACGAAATTGTTGAGCCATCGGTAGAGCGACGGATGCGGATACCTGCGGATGCGGGTACCGAACTTCTGTTCGAAGTAGTCCAGTTCCTCGTTGATCCATGTCAGTCCCGGCACGTAGTAGAGATACGCCGGAACGACGTCGATGCCCTCGTCCCTCATGGCGCACCATGCGGCGATCGAGTCCTTGCCGCAGCTGAATGCGAGCAGGACCGGTTTGCCTTCCTCTGCGAGGCGCCTGCGCACCTCGGCGCTTGTCCCTTGGTTGCGGATCACGGTGGTCATCTCGGCCACCTCTTTCCGGTGGTGCGGATGAAGCGGGAGTGCGAGTAAAATTCGACGCCCGGACGCTTGAAACTCGGATCGGTGGACCTGACGAAGATGTGCAGGCCAATGCCGGACACGCTCGATTCGGTCCAGACGGCCTCATCAAGCAGCGACGGCACGATGCGCGCCGCCTCGCCATCCTCGATCAGATCGCCATCTGCATCGAGGCAGTGGTCGAAGTCCCAGCATGCCAGGCCATCGCCGAGCATGATGCCGAAGCCATCTCCGGATCCTGATCGGCACGCCTCATAGGTGGTCCAGGTGTCCGGATCTGTGCTCGATGCCGGCCTTCCATTCGGCATGATCGGCCTTTTCCCATCGGCCCGGACCCAACGATCGAGGCGACGGAGCTCCATGGGGATGCGGTTGGCGCGGCAGTAGCGCTGTCTGCACCTCGCGCTGCAGAATCTGCGCGGCCGCCTTGGTTTTTCTGAGTTGCGGATAAACCTTCCGCACTCTACACATTTCTTGTGTTTATCCATGTATACAATATTACTACTGTTTTCTGTAGTTGTCTATCTAATTTTGTGACATGGATAAAACGGCGGGGATTGCATGTGAAAGGCCTGCCGCCGAGTGGGCCAAAAGCGGTGCATCGAGCCCTGGAAAGCGCCATGAGAGGCCCTGTGGGGGGCGGTGGACGTGACTCTTGGAAAACCGACCGCGGACGCGGGGGGATGTGGGCACTGGTCTTCTGGGGTGCCTCGGCCGGGGCGGGGAGGGCAACGCCCCGGCCTCGGAGCGGCGCTCACCAGTCCTGGCTTTTGGTGATCGGCAGTCTTGAGACCGGAACCGGCTTTTCCCCTGTTTTTCCGGCCGATTCTTCGAAGTATTGTTTTGGATGGTCCTTGAGCTTGGAGTTGCAGTGCAAGTGCATCGGTTCGGTGTTGTCAAACTGGAACGGAGAGCCGCCTTTGCTGACCGGCTTGATCTCATTGATGGTGAAGCTCCACGGATCCGGCCATTTGAGCATGATGTCTATCGGACGATGGCAGAAGCGGCAGATCGGCGGTTGTTCGATGGCGAGCCATCTCTGCTTGATGCGCCTTCTGGCGGCGCCATTGCTGCGCCTCGGATTGACCTTGGAGCGGCCTTTCGACTGAGCCATGCCCCGCCTCCATTCCCCGCCCTTATATGCGCCCCGTATGGCGGCCCGTATGAGGGGCCTTATATGCGGCCTTCCGTGAAGCGTCGTATATGGGCGCCTCCATATGCGGGTCCTGCATGGGGTGGGCGTATTCGGACCTGACCGTGAACGATTCGGCGTAGAAGGGGATCCACACGATTCCAGGTCCGTCGACGACCGGTTCGTACCGTGGCCCGATGTCCGCGATCGGGTAGATGACCGGAAGGCCGTCTATGAACACTCCCCTGCCTTGGTCGAAGGTGATGTTCCGTGGAATGCGCATTCCGGCCATATCCGCCTCCCTGCGTCTCGTGATTGCGATTGTGCCCCCACACGGACTCGAACCGTGGACCCATGGTTTAAAAGACCGCTGCTCTGCCAGCTGAGCTATAGGGGCCTGATATGAAAACAGCCCCTTCGGCGTATGGCCTCCGGGGCAGTCTCTTGACACACGACAGTGTAGCACGTTTTCGGCTCAGTCAATCGGCGGAACGTTTTTCGCGTACCGCCTTGATGAGTTCCTCGATGTTCCACTCCCAATAGCGTCCCTCCACCTTTTTCGGATGGAGGAAGCCGCGTCGGGCCCAATTGTCGAGGTCCTTTCCTGTGACGTGGACTCCGCAGTTCTCCGTGACCCACTTCGCGGCGTCGCCACGTGTCCTCGTGATGTGCAGCATGCCCGCCGATTTCAGATACTCGAGTCTGACGTCGCTCAACGTGAGGAACGAGCCGCAGACCGGACAGACGGCGTAGTCCGCCCCATGCGCGGCGTAGATCGGAGTCCGCACCTCGTTGCCGTCGGCGCCCGTCGACGCATGGCACGCCGGGCAGATGCCGATCAGACGACGTTCCTCCCGTCGTGTGGCCTGGACGGCGACGCGCTCGCAGACCTTGACGGTGGCGTGCTGCCATTCCTCCGCGTCGGACAGTGCGAGCAGGCGCGGCATGTAGTGTTCGAGCATCGGCAGCAGCCATGTCCATTGCCTCAGCGTGCGTCGGCGTCCGAGCCTGTCGGTGCCGAAGGGTTTCATGCCCAGTCTGCCTGCGAGCAGCTGGCAGTGGGTCTCCGCCATGGCGTATGCCTGCTGCGCCTCGATGTTGATCGGCGTGCAGGGGAAGGCGCTTTTCGCTCCCCTCGCTGCAGGCACGTCGAGGCGAGCCTGCCGGTATGCGATCCGGCGGAGCGTCGGCATGCCCTCCGTGCGGAGCCATTCGAGGCGTCGGAGCCAGTCCTTGGCGCATTCCCCGCAGATGGTCCCGTCGCCTTCGGCTCCGCAGATCGGGCAATTCCCTTTTTCGCTCATGTTCCCACCCTTCGGTCTATGATTGCTTCCGTCGAGAGATGCAAGCCTGCCTTCGGGTGGGCTTCTTCTTTTTCAGGATCCGTTCCGTCTGAGCCTGTCCCGTTCGATGTCCTTGAGCATCGCTTCGAGCACGGCCCTGCTGAAACCCGTGGCGATTCTGACCTCGTCCACGCTCTTGCCTTCGCTGAGCATGTCCCATGCCTTCTTCGATATGCTCATTCCGCTGACTTCCTTTCCGTCTTCCACTGTCTGTGCCATCTGAGCCATACGAGCCATTTCGGGACCGGGCTCCATATGCTCAGGTATGGCGAGACGTGGTCGAGCTTCCACCACCTTCCGCATTTGATGCAGCGCTCGACTCTGGGCGAGGCGCTGAACTGCGTGGATCCGATGCCGTTGCCGCTGAAGCAGATGAAGACGCCGTCGGAGTTACTGCAGCCGTGCACACGCGTCATTCCGAACCGCCTTCCTCGAGCGCTTCCCAGATCTTGTCTCTGGCGAAGGTGTAGACGTGGTATCGTGTCGACGCGCATTCCTCGAGGGGCTTATTGCCATAACGCCGTCCGGCGAGCATGGCCGCGAATTCCTGGGCGATCAATTGGTTGAGCGCGTCGAACGCTATGTCGACGTCGGAACGTTGGTATCTGTTCAGTTCGACGTGCTCGATTTCGGCGCGCCGACGAAGTGTGTCGGCATACTCGTCCATGACATCGAGCTGGTGCCGCAGCAGTTCGATCGGGCACGTGGGCTCGAAATCGAGCGTCCCGTCTGCCTGCTTCCTGAGCATGGTTCTGAGCTTGTCAGCCCTGGTTGCGAGCTGTCTGTATTCGTGGGACATTCGTGTCTTGTAATCGCTCATTTGTCCACTCTTTTCGTGAGTTCCTCTCTCATCGCCTGACACATGCCGACGATCGCGCGTCTGGCCGCCATGATGGTGATGTCCTTTCTCAGCAGCCCTTGCCCGGCGAGGTAGCGCATGCCTGCGTCTATCTCGATTGCCGTCTGCGGCTTGATCCGTCCGGCGACGAAGCCTTCCACGTAGGCGTCGGAGGCGATTTGCGCGATGGTCTTGTCCGTGGAGATCGTGGTGGGTTCGCCCCGGACATATTCGACTTCGAAGTCGAGTTGGCTTTTGCAATTCATATGTTCTTCTTTCCAAGTCGCAGCCTGCCGCCCCACACTCCCTGCACCGAGTAGCCGTCGATGCGTGGGTGCTCGTCGGCGAACCTGCCGCACTGTTCGATGACCGGGCATCCGCTGCAGACTTCCTGTGCCTTCCTTATGGCCTTCACGTCCTTCGGCTTGGGAAAAAAGATCTCCGGATCGTAGCCGACGCATGCGGCACGGTCTCTCCACCCGCTCATCTGTCTATCGCTCTCTCGTTTGCCGTCGCGTTTTTCTTTGGGTGTGCGAGAACCCGCTGCTCGTAATCGCGGTACGCTTCCATCGGCACGGTCTTTGTTGGCTTGAATTTGAGATGATTCATGCAATTGACGCAAACCTCGGTGGCCATCTTGCTTTGCCCATTGAAAGCCAGAAGCACTGGGTAGACCGGACTGGATACCCACTCGCCGCACAGGTCGCATATGTGCATGTCCTGCGTAGTCAGTTCATCTGGACCCATCTCAAATGGATTGTCCCCGCACTCTCTTTCCTTGGCGAGAGCCTTCTTGATTTCGCTCTCGGCTTCGGAGATTGCCCCGCATTGAGCTCTCGCGTATTTCCTGTCGAGCGGATTGTCAGCGAGCTCGCAGCTCTTGAGGTGCTTCTCAGTCAGCTCGTGAAGTACTCTAACCACGATGTCGATGTCTTTCATTTCGTATTCTCGATTCTCACTTTTATGATTGGATGCTTCAGAGAGCAGGTGGCGGCAATTGTCAGCGCATCTCGCATACACTTGCGCTCTCGTCATGCACCCGTCGATTTCGCTTTCGGATACGCCTTCGGTGCGTACCGCTTCGTTGAAGGTTGCATACTCGTCATCCCTCTGCGCTTTCAGCCATTCGAGGAACTTTTGCATCACGTCTTCAGCCATCTCAGTCTCCGTCCGTCAGAAGCGTTTCGATGTTCCAGATCGCGCTCTCCAGGCTGCAGCCGGCGGCGCGGATATAGCCATGGTCCCCGTGCAGTTCGCGGAGCGGGCGCAGCATCCCGTGGTCCTCTTCGAGCCGGCTTTTCAGCCGTTCCAGTTTCTCTGTGAAGTCTTCGTCCGATGGCGCGTCCTCCGTGGCACCGTCCCTCGCGAGAATGTAGACGAGCGTCGGCGGCAGGGACGGTTCGAAGCATGCGTCCGGTGTCACCTTGTACTCTTTCCCATTGAGCCCGGGCAGCACGTCGGTGCGCACCACTCTCCACCCCTCGGAAAGCAGGCCGTTGAGCGATTCGGCGTTGTTCAGCGTGAGCGTACATGTGTTCCTGTCGAGCTCGTACATGATCGGGACGACCTTGAATTTCATCGCATTCCTCCCTCGAGATGCCGCTGGATCACGTCGCCTTCCTGCTGCGGAGTGGATCCGTCCCATGCGAGCGCCGTCTCGACCTCGCGGCAGTGGAACAGGTCCCAGAAGGCCGACTCGTAGTGTTGTGCGACGACGTGGCCGTCGATGACCGTCTGGACGATGAACCATCCGCCTCCGAAGCACGGCTCGCCGTCGTGGTGGCGGCGGCTCTTGACGCACTTGTACGTTCCGGCCCTCGTGGCGGTGTTGACGAACATGGCGTGCCAGAGCATGCGCTGCCGGTACAGTTCCGCCATCGTGTGGTATCCATCGGTCAGACCGTCCGGGCTGGTGGACCCGTCGGCGGCCGCCACCGCCCTGCGCGCCTGGGCCATGAAGCCGGACCGCACCCAATACGGTTCCGCGCGCCACTTCTCGAGGCGTTCCTCCATGGTGGTGTCGTCGGTCTGCGTCGGGATCGCCCAGTTGTGCGCCCACAGTTCGACCGCAACGGACTCCACGCGTCTGTCTTTGGCTCCGGTGTCACTCATTGCGTGCCATCCCTTCGATCAGGGCCGCCACGGTGGCGAGCGCGATCAGGCAGAAAGCCACGATCAATCCTCCCGTGCCGATCCGGACGACCTGCATGCCGATCGCGTGGTCGAACGCGAACATCACGCAGAGGCCGGACAGCATGGCGCATGCGCTCAGGATCACGACCGTGAATGCGATGATGATGATCGTGGAGGCCACCGCGTATGGCATGCGCCGCTTGGCCTTCTTCTGCGTGGCCGGCGGACGAGGCGGGTCGAGCAGGATCCTTGTGTTGTTGTCTGTCATTTCGTTTCCTTTCCGATGATGTCGTGCAGGTCTCCGGCGAACGCCCTTTCCGGACGCTTGGAACGCCTCTCCTGCGTGTTTGGTGACGGCGGCTGGATGAACAGCGGGCTACGCGTCGTCAGAGCTGTACGGGCCGCCCTGTCGGGTTCTATACCCTTGAAGCGCATGCGCCGGTACATCCACGCGGCGTCGGCACCACCCGAATCGACTCCGAGCGAGACCATCTCGCGTTCGATCTGCGCCTCACTCGGCTTCGACTCGTTGCGCATGCGCCGGATCTCCGCGTTAACGTCGCCGGCACGGCACCAGCACGATCCGTCATGGCCTGCGTAGAAGCGCCTCACCGCCTCCATGCACTCCGTGAGGGTCGCATCCGGCCGCAGTTCCTCGTGGAACGTCTGCACCGAGAGCCGGTCCAGCTGCATGTTGCCGTGGTGCGCGTTGATCTTCGCGAGCACCAGAGCGGCCTCCTTGGGTTTCAGCATTCATCCTCCTTCGCCATTTCGGCGATGAACCGCGCGTTGTACTCCGCGTTCGACTGCGCCTTCGACGGCCTCGCCGAATGCGGCCGCACGGGGTTCTTCCACCCTCCGCCACGCAGCCACTTGGACGCGCTGGGCCAAAACCTCGGCTCCACGTTCGCCGCGAGCGACTGGGCGCCACCGATGAGGGCCGCGAGCTGCGGACGCTCCGAAGGACGATGCATGATCGCGTTGAACGTCCGCAGGGCGTCGTCCGGATAGTCGTGGTTCGGATATACCGACCAGAACTGGTCGAACGCAAGGGAGGGTTTGGGAGGGATTATTAATTCTTCGTCAGAAGAATTAATTTGGTTTTGGTTTTGGTTTTGGTTTTGGTTAGGGCGCGTCACGTTATCGTCACATGACGCGTCACGCGCCTTGCGCTCGCGGTACCGCTTCTGTCGCTCGGCATGCAGCCGCGCCTGTTCGCGCACTCGTTCGGCCGGAGTCTGCTCGGCCGTGTAGGAGGTGATCTGCCAACCGTCGTCATGTCCGTCGACGCGCTCGAACAGGCCCCAACGCTCGAGCGTTCCGGCGATGCTTCCATCGATGCCGAGGCGTCTGAGCGCACGGTGCGAGAGCCATCCGTCCGTCAGATTGTCACTGGCGTAGCTGAGAGCGTTGAAGAACATGCACAACGCGCGAGGATCCTCGTCGAGACGATCCTGCATGTCGTCGTCACGCCAGAAATCGTTGGACAGCTTGCAATATCCGACGGCCATCGGCGCTCACCCCCCCCCGGAACTTTTTTCGAATGGGCGTGCCGCCCTGGTCCGGTTGCGGACGGCACGCTGTTTTCGTTCTTGGACGAATCACGGCGTCACGTCTCGTCACACGTGACGTCACGCATCACAGCGTCACGTGACGCGTCACGTAACGGAGCATGTGACGTTGCTATCGCGTTGTAGGCCATCGATAGACGCGTCCACGCGTCACCGAGCGCCACCACCATGGCGAAGTCGCTCTCCACGCCTCCGTTCGCGAGCAGGCGTTCCGCCTCGGTCAGCTGGTCCTCGGCCCGCTTCGCCATCTCGAGGGCCGATTCTTCCGCGGTCATCATCATTCATCACCTCCCTCGTCGTCAGGTCCGAGCGGCTGCAGGTCGTTGACCAACAGCGCCCAGAGGCACAGTGGGATCCACACGAGCGGGCCGCAATGGCCGCGCAGGGTGCGATCCGTGCCGGCGAGCTCCCTCGCGACCGTCTGCACTACCTCGGGGATGGCTGTCGGAGCATAAGGCGCTGTGAACGCGTCGAGCATGTCGCGCGTCATGATCGCCATCTGCCATCCCATCGAACCGGCGTCGACGCCCTGGCCCTTCGCATGTTGGATGAGCACGCCGTACTCGGCGTCGGCGTTGCCCATCTCGTCAAGCAGTTCGAGCCAATGCGCGGCGTACTTCGGCTGTTTCGTGTCCTTGCATTCGACGCACACCTTCCCGCCGTGGAACCTCACGCCGGTGATGTCGCCGACGTCCTTGGCCCCATGCAGCGGCATGCGTTCGATCCTCTCGTCCTGCAGCGCCCAAGAGAGATAGCGGACCGTGTTCGTCTCCATCTTCGTGCCCTTGGCCTTACTTGGATTGACCATCGCTGCCGCCGTTCCTCGTGGCATCGAGCTGCAGCGCCGGCTGGTCGAAAGCCACCATCGAATCGAGGCTGCGAAGCGTCTCGCGAGCGCTGAACTTGGCCGTGCACCGGATGCTCCATATATCGACTCCGTTTTCCGTCACATGGTCGTAGGCGAAACGCTGGCCGCATACCGGGCACCACCACGGGTGCGGGTCCACCTTGAGCGCCTGCTTGATCTCATCGAGCGGAGTCACGCCCTCACGTGCCCACAACGGCCGGCCGCAGCGCGGGCAGGTGCTGAACGGCGGACGGTTGACCACCGGCTTCTGAGCCGCGAATAGCTTCTTCGAGACATGTTCGAAGTCGTCTCTGAAAATGAGCGGCCAATTGTCGACGATCTCCTGCAATCTATCGCCGGTGCGCTGTTCGAAGTCGTCGCGGAAGTCCTCGAACAGGTCGAGTCCGTGGAACGTGTAGGTCGAGGCGAGCCATAGGAGCGCCACCGCCTGCGGGTCTGGGTAAAGGCTCTCCGGATCCACCTCGATGCGCAGTGTCGTGTCGGCGCTCAGGCCTGCCTGCGCCAGAATTCCCTCGTATTCGACGTTCACGGAACGTGATACGAGGATCTTGCGTTTGTCATCATCCATTCAAATCACCTTCAAGTCAGAAATTCGGTTCGCCAAAATCGTCGGCGGCATCCGCGTACCCGCCGCCCGACGCCTGCTGCTGGTCGCGTGCCGGCGAGGCATCGTTCCATGACAGGTCGAGGCCAAGCGCTTCGACCCCCATGTTGAGATTCGTCTGGCCTTGGTATTCCTCGGTCGTGATACTGCCCGACACGATGACGTTGTCTCCGGCCTGCAGGCTGTTGATCGCATGTGCCGCGAGATACTTGTCCCAGACCGTGCAGCGGATGAACAGCTTCGGCCCGTTCTGCCACTTGCCCTGCACCTTCACTCGTGGAGTGACGGAGAGCGAGAAGCCGCAATACGTCTCGCCTCCGGCCTGGAACGTGCGCAGTCCCTGCTTCGTGATCCTTCCGGCGCAGGTGGCCGTGATTCCCATGAGGCTCATGACTCGCTCACCCCACATGCCCCGACGCGCTCGCTCAGGGCCGCGATGCCGAGTGATTCCTGCGAGAGCCATTGGAGCGGCAGATCTCCTGGCATGAGGTTTCTGACCAGATCCGGCCATGACTGGACGGCCACGCCATTCTCGGAGTCCGTGTCGAAAATGACCCACTTTCCGGACGGAGAGCGCAGGACAATCCCCTTCGATGCCTTGCCGTAGTAGACGCCGCATTCCTTCGGTTCGTCCGGCAGGACCTTGAAGAGCCCGCGGATGCGTTTGAGCTGGCCGATGAGCGAGTCGATGTCATTCGGGCCGAGCGCCGTATCGATGTGCTGTTCGCCGCACGTCAATTCGATCGTGCCTTCTCCGTAGAGGTTGACTCTCACGTCGATGGTCCCGTCATCGTTGAATCTTCCGTTACGTGCTTCGATGTTCATCGCATGTCTCCCTTCATACCGCCCTGCAGGTCGGCCATCACCTTGTCGCATTCCTCGTCGGTCAGTTCGCCGACATGCCCGATTGAGTGTCCGATGATCTGCGAGATGGTTTCGCAGATCCCCTTCTCATCTCCGATGCCGATCGCATGGAACGCATTCGTGATGCCCTCGAGCTTCGGCTTCCTCACGTCGGCCGGCTGCGGCTCGACATCGATCGGCTCAGACTCCTGTTCGGCGGGGAATGTCGGATGGAACACGTCGCTGTAGTCCGGAGTGGTCTCGTCGGATGCGGCTGCGGCCGCCGCCGTCGTGGAGACCGGTAAATATTTGAAGCTGCGGCGGATCACTGTTTTGAGCGCCATTGCCTCGTAGTCGGTGCGCCATGGGCCGGAGTTCCCGGCCTTGCTTCGCGCCCTGATGGCGTCGACCTCGGACTTGGTCATGTGTTCGAAGACGAAGCCGCCGTTCATGAGCTGCGCGTTGACGTACACGTCGGTCATAGTTCCCTCGAAATGCTTCGCGTTCGCATTGGCATGGAACTTGAAGTGCTGGCCGGTCTCATCCTCCCAGATGTCGAAATCGTCGCCCTTGTAGACGGCCTGCGCGTGGATGGACTTGAGTTCGCCGGAACGGCGTGCCAGGTCGATCATGCCCTTATATCCGAGCATGAACGTGGCTTCCTTCCGTCCGTTGAGGTTCTTATTGCCGTACGGTAAAATGTACGCGCGTCCGAGTCCGTCGGTGTTGGACGGTTCGAGGCCGAGCGCGGTGCATCGCATGAAGCATGAGAGCACCGATTCGACCGTGCATTCGGCGAGCAGAGGTTCGCGGTTGATGCAGCTCACGTACATCTGGTAGAGGCGCTGTTCGCTCATCTCCTTAGGCATGACGGCCGCGATGCGAGGCCATGACCTCTTGAGCACGTCCTGCAGCTGCGAAGTAGGGCTTTCCTTCTTCTGCAGCTGCGCGGACTGCGCCTGCTTCGCTAACGTTCCCATCACTTATCTCCTTTGTTTTTCTTTTCCTTTGGTTTTCCGAAGGTGAACTTTCGTCCGCTGGATGCCTGGACCATGTGCGCCGCGCGGTTGAAGGCCTTGTATGTGGCCCTGTATCCGCCGGCCTTGATTCCAGAGGCGCCGCCGATCTTGACGATGAGCTGCTGCTTGAGCCGGTCCTCCGCCTCATCGGCTGTTTTTTTCGCGGCCTTGGCGGTGGCGTAGGCACGCATGAGATCCACGGTCTTCTCGTCCGAGCCCATGTCCACGATCCCGTCGTCGACTGGTTCCGGGAAGGCGGTGAGGACATCAGACTGGCTTTTGAGTTCCGGCATGGTGTCCGTGGCGACGAAGCCCCAGAATTCCTCGGCGGCACGTTCCACAGCGCGGATGTCATCCTCGTCGCGCTCCACGCGCAATTCCACCGGATCGCTGCCGTCGGAGAGGTCCGCGTACACGATGCCCCATTTCCACCCGGTGACGGCCAGGTAGTACGTGACCTGCGCGATGTAGTAGTCCGGGACCTTGAGGTCTCCGTCCTCGTCGTGCCAATCGCCATAGCGTCTGCTGCCCGCGGTCTTGATCTCGAGCACGCCCCACTCTCCGGTGGCCGGATCGTGGATGGCGCCGTCGATGCTGGCGCGCATGAATGGCTTGTCGTCGCGGATGAGGACCCTGTCGGTCCCGTCCGTGATCTGCCATTCTGGGTGGATGCGGCGGAACCGTTGACGCAGCGTGTTCTCGAGGGCGTTGCCCTTGACGACGGCCCATTTGCCGCTGATGTCCTCGGGCGCCTTCTTCTTCGTTTTCTCGAGCCAGAGCTGATATGGCGTCTTGAACTTGCTGATGCCGAGCACGACGCTCATGTCCGAGCCGCCGATGCCCTTGTATCGGTCCTTTCGCCATGCTTCCTTGCGTTCTGACGCCTTGCGCTGGCCGTATTTGACGATGTGATAGCCTCCGGTTTCGGGCAGGGTGAGCGATCTCATGCTGCGGCCCCCTGGAAGATCCGGATGATGATCCTGTCGGCCAGGTCTCTTTTCTCGGACGGTGTCCGAATCGCGCGGAGGTAGTCCGCGTATGCCCATTCAGGCATGGTGGTATCCTTTCATTGATGTTTCTCGGGCTCCCACACAGTGGAAGCCCTTTTTAGTTGGCCGCGCTGGATGGCTCAACGGCGCATAAGGAGCCAACGCCTCGCCATTCATCGCTCCGCCGGCGTGCTGACTATCCCTGGTTGGACACGTGGCGGTGACGTTGACGCGGTCGTGGGCAGGCGCGGAATCGGACCGCGCTGCAACCCGTTGGAGTCCGTACGGAATGCTCCGTGGGTTGCGGCAAACCTGCAACTGCCCTGCGCTGGGCGCCGGAGTCCGACGTCCAGCTGGTTTGAGATTTTTCAGTTATGGTTATTTGGTTTTAACGACTGGCCTTTGTCGCTTTCCAGCCACTGAACGTCGATGCCCGACAATGTGCACCACTGACTCTTGTCGCAATGTGATTGGATGGAAGTCATGGCTGGCAAGTCCTATTCGTGAGAGGAAACGTAGTCGCACAGCGACCAGAACGCTGCCGGACAGGCGGCGAAGATCCATGCGAACGCCAACCATTTCTCGATCGGATGCGTGCATGATTCGAGGGTGAAGAGCACGATCCATGCGAAGATCCAGCTGGCGACCAGGACGATCGCCGCGGCATCCTCGGCCACGTGCCTGATTCGGGTCTTCATGATTCCCTCCTTCCGGCCGGCCGACGGCAGTCGGTGCGGCCCATGAGGTAGTCGACCGAGACATTGAAGAGATCCGCGAGCCCCGCATAATCCCGCGCGGTCCACGAGCCGCGCTTGTGGAGCTTGTCGCAGACCGACTGGCTTGACTGCGAGAGATGGTCCGCCAATTGTTTTTGGGTGAGACCCCTCTCTGTCATCAGCGCCTTGATCCTGCTGTTCATTCGGTCCATTTCCTGTCTACGGTTTTCTTTCTGTTCTACGGTTTTCTGTAGAAACAAGGCACACTATAACTACAAAAAAATACGGACACGCCGTAGTTTTGGTAGAAATACGACTTTTTGTGCAAGTACGGTTTTTCCGTAGTATCATGATTGGCATGAGCATTGCATTGAAGAAAGCCGCCACGAAAACGCGACGGCAGGATGTGATAGCCCGGAACGTGACATGGATCTTGCCACTGCTCGGACTTAAGAAGAAGGACCTCGCGAAGGTCATGCGCGTATCACCACAGGCGATGAGCGCACGTCTGAAAAGCGATACTGATTGGACGATCGACGAGGCCTTCGACACGGCCGCATGGATCGGCATCCCGTTGGAGATGCTGATGGACGGCGGCCTCACACCAGCGTCATTGCTGGCCTATCTCGAGGATCACAGGAACGGAGGCCAGGACGTCGCTTCTAGCGACGGCCGAAGACGCAGGGCATGGATCCTGGCGGCCTGAAGGTTGCCAAGGCCAAGGACCTGCCCTGACGGTTATGAGGATCATAACCCAGAGGTCCATGGTTCAAATCCATGCCCCGCTACCAATTGAAAC